CTCTTAAAGTTTGGCCATCAAAAAAATATTCATATAGCATTGTTTTTGATGTGAATCCAACACATGTTGCACTATCAACGTTGTTATTTCTATTCCAATGATAAATCTTTTCGGGTATATTCTCAACCAACATAACCGTTTGTCCGTCTGTTCCGCTAACGGGCAATTCTTCAACGATTTCAATTCCGCCATCGCTTGTCAACGCTCCGTTCTCGTCAAAGTGTATGCCTTCGCCAACATTCACCACCAATTGCCCATTATCGGTGAATGTCAATCCGCTTGCGGGTGAATCCTCGTTGTTGCCAATGTTGACCATCACCTTCGAATTTGCAAGGAATTTCAATCCGCCACCAAGTTCAACATCAAGTTTGCTGTCGTTTTGTTGGTTTGGGATAAGTCCACGGCCAGCCAACGTTGATGCCACAACGCTATAGTCCAATTCAAATGACGGGCCAGTTGGACCAATTGGGCCTTGCTCGCCTTTAGGTCCTTGTTCACCTTGTGGGCCATTTGGTCCGATAGGGCCTTGTTCGCCTCTTTCACCAATTGGACCTTGTGGGCCTTGCGGACCAGCGTAAACTTCGCCAATCATGACGTTCAACTCTTCTTCTGTCTGTGGTATATTAACCGCTATCGTATATTTGTCGCTCATCTTACCAAATCGTTTATTGTGTTATTATTCCATAAAAGCATTATATCTTCGTCAATGTGCTTGACAATCCCATCTTGGTCTTTCGTCACCATTTCCATGATGGTCCTATCGGGCATATTAACCGTGTCCTCAAAATTCATGGTCAATACGTATTCCCCCGTGTTTTCGCCTTTTACAATCCCACCGTTTGATAAAGAAGCGTCAAATAGGCATCTTCTGTTGATGTTGTAAATTGCGATAATGAAATCCGTGCCTTGCGGAAAATCCGTGGCCTCGTCATTTACGGCATAATTGTAGTGCAATTCAACCGTATTGCCCGCTTGAAGCGGTCTTGCAAATCGTTTCATACAATAATTAATTTTTTCTTTTTATTATTAAAAAAATAGGCGACTGCCATTTATAGACAATCGCCAAAATGTTCTTACTATTCCTCTAACCGCTTATCCATTGCTTACCTCTTGTCCCGGTAATGTGTTTGTAGCACCTTCAATTGTGTTGCCATCCTTATCAATGACTTTCAATTGGCCCTTGCCCGTCATACTGACTGAATAGTTACCGGCTTCATCATTGCCAGCGCTTGCTTGTATGCTGTCAATGAATACGTTACCCTCATAGAAGGCATAAGCACCATTTCCAACTTGGTGGCTTGCTGTGTGGGTTACGGTGTTGTTTGATTCTGTGTTTATGGCACTGCACCATCTAACCTTGAAAACGGTCCTATTGATTGCGCAAAGCATAAGGGCATCGTAATCCTCGGAATACAAACAATCCGTTGAAATCGTCCAACTTTTTCTATTCGGCAAACTATCGCTCCAACTGCCGCTGTCCTTCGAGGTAATATCAATTGCATCAACATTTAGTGACAATTGACAAGTTGTTGCAAATGCAAAACATGTGTCTGCTGTTGTTCCACCGCTGTGAATTGCGCTATCTGTAACGAATAAGCCTAAATTCTGACCTAAAATTGTGTTCATGTTATTATATGTTTATTTTGTTATTTTTATTTGAAAATCAAGGTCTTGGATGAATAAAAGGTCATCCCCAACCGTTTCTGTGGCGTTAAAAATTTCCGCTGATTGGATATTTAGACCATCAACCGCCTTGCCAGTCAATGCCATAATAGCGTTAACCACCTTGTTTGCAATTTCAACGCCTTCGTTGTATTTGTCGCTGACAATGGCAATTGAATAGTCGTAGGTGTCAATCAATGAATAAAGACCCTTGGAATATTCGGGGCTGTAACCGCTTCGTCTGTAAACGATAAACGGCAATTTGCTGTTCTCATCCGTATTGATTAACGGATAAACGGGCAATTTGCCCTCTGTTGCTTCGACCAGCGTGTTATATATTATGTTTCCGATATTAAATACCATTCTTCTTTATAAACTCTTTTACGATTATATTTCTCCATTCCGTCTGCATCTTCTCAACCAACTTTTCCTTGTTTTGTGCCGCTGCATCCCTAAACCACCAAATCGGCTTCATTCTTCCCGTGGCGTGTGGACTTGTACCCCTTTTGTGTACCCATAGATGGCTTCCGTTTGTGTCAAGCGTCCTTTTTTGGTAACTATTTCCTCTGCTTTTCTTGGTCCTTCTTTCCTCCGTGCCTTTTTCAAGCCATTTAAGGATAAAAAATCCCAAAATATGCACTTGAAAAAATTGCCTTTTCTCTTTGTCCTCTTGTACGCTTAACCTAATACCCTTGTACCAATCGCCTTTGCGCTTGGACTTGTTTATTACGTTCCCCTTCACTTTTTTAAGGGACTTGGTGGCCGCTGACTTCATCATATTGCCCGCTTTCCTCAATGCCGACTTTTCCAAACTCCTTACCCTTTTCGATTTCATACCTTCGACAAAGGCAACAAAATTTGAATCATCAACGTATATTTGTGTATCATTCAAGGGCATAACTATCTGTCTCCGTGGCTTTTACCTCTTTATAATCCCTAATTTTATTATCTGTAACGCTTAATATTCTGTAATCCTTGCCGTTGTAGCGTATTATGTCATCGCTTGCCAACGGAATAAGCAACCTAAACTTGAAGGTCAAAACGTTTGTGTACAATATCCTATCACCGCCAATTTCACGGGCATCGACATCGCTTGCAACGTTCACCCAAAACATTCCTTTGGAATCCAACGTAACCGTTTCCGCTCCAAAATGGTCCTTTGTCCTAACTAACTTTAGGATTTCGGCTCTTTCATTCATCAAACCAGCCCTCATGGTCAAGCATCGTATTTTTTAAATTGAGCCAGCATATACTCCAAACTCATTGGTATTGAATAACTTGAAGTATATGCTATGCTCTCTCTGTTATTGTACAAATTGCCCGCCATAATCAAAATTGCTTGCTGCAACGCTGGTGGCAAATATCCATCGTTATCAACGTATTCACACAAATCCACGCCAATATGGTTTTGGACTGAATTTTCGGCTGCTTCGATAATCTGCATGAGGTAGTTATCTTCAACGTCAACGTCAATTCTTAAATGTTCCTTCAAGGTGTGTAAATCTGTGTACATTTTTGATAATTTTTAATTTAATTATTCGGTAATTGCTAAACCTTTATAGGCATCTTCTCTAACAACGGCTGCGTCAACGTAGGTAGTCACAACGATGTTAACGATGTTTTCACGGCTTCTTGAATATGGGTCAACGACTATATCCAAAACGTCACCCCAATAACCGATAACGACTTGTGAAGCGTCAACGGCAACGATATTGCCCTTTGTTCCGTTTGTTGATTTGATAGCGTTTGTTACGTATGTTGGCATATCGTCAATTTGTCCTTCGTTCCAAACAGCAATGGTGCTGCCTTCTTGTCTTGGGATGAGCTTTAACTGACCTTTTGCCTTTGCGTCACAAATGAATACGGTTGTCATGTTGTTGCCTTCGATTTCGGTTTCCATGTTGACAATATCTTCGTATGTTACGGCACTTGCTGTGTCTGCTGATACCATAAGGCCATCGAAATGGGCTGCTGAATCACCTAAAATTTCCCTTTCGACTTTCTCGTTGATAGCGTCAATAATTGAATTCTTCAATTGTGCTTCAACAGCGGGTGAATTTTGTCTTAACCAAGTCTTTGAAACGGGTACGGTGCAAGTAACACGTTGTGGTTTAAGGCTTACGCTTGTAAATGAAGCGGGTGCGCCACTGACCATATCCAATTCGCCAGCAAAAGTTACGGTTTCTCTTCCCATGATTGGGATGTCAACGTCACCGACCAAATTTGAATAGACTTGTGCGCCAGCCTTAACAATTGCTGATTTGTCACGTAAAGCGGTCAATAAATCCCACTTTTCGGTTGCAACGGTTTCAACGCCTTCGCCCGTTGAAGTTTGTGCGTTAACAACTCCAACTGCACGGGTGTCAATTTGGATTTGTCCGTTCATTCCAAGGCCAGCGTTTGCGGCCATTGCTCTTGTTTCGTCAAGGTATGCTTGCACATCCTCATTGTGTTTGCGGCCATTAATTACGTCATTGATAGCCTCAAGTACTGAAAATCTTTTTTCCATTTTTTTGTTTGCTTTTAATTCGTTATTTTCTTCTTTTCTTAATTCCAATTTAAGCCCCCTAATTTCTTCTTCAAGGCGTTTGAAATCGTTTTCCTCATTCTCGGTCAACTTTCTTTGTTCGGCCTCTCCAGCGTCAATTATGGCCCTCATTTCGTCTTTCTTGCCATTGATGGCATCCAAAATTTCTAATTTATTCATACTCTTAATCTTGTTCGCTATTATTGTCGGATATTCTGCTTCTTAATTCAGCATAATAGGCATTTAATTCATTTTCAGCGTTTTTCAATTCATCCAAACCCCTTGTGTCGGCAACGCATGTGGTGGCGTTGTACGCTGGTTGATAAACTGGCGAAACATCAAACAATCTGTCAATTGCGCTGATGGTACGGTAATATTTTCCGTCCCTCTTTTCCCATTTTTCGCCTCCCTCGGCAATAGTAAAAGCGAAACTTGACCCGTCAATATCTCCACGCTTAATCATTTCCAACGTCTCGTCACCCAATTGTGTGTTCGGTGCTTCAAATTCATAGCGTAGGCCAATATCGTCAACGGTCAACCTTAAAGTGCCTTCACCGTATTTGGACCTTGCCAAAATACCCCTTGAATCGTCATGGTTCAAAAGTGCGAAACAATCGCTTCGTTCAATAACCCCGTCAAGGGCCGTATTTGAAATTTCCTCGTAAAATCCCATGTCCTCGCTTTGGCTGTTGAATACGATTGCATAACCTTCAATTCGCCTTTCATTGCTTGAAATCGGCTCGTTACTCTTGCGTATCTCTTTCATTTTCAGTGTTTTTAACTATATTATTTATTGGTGACATTGCCGTTTGCATATAACATTCGTCACCGCCATCCATAGGCTTCAAATCCAATTTTTCACGTAATTCATTCGGGGTTGCCAAACCATTGTTCACTAACTTTGTCAAATAGTCCGCCAAATCCTTTTTGGTGCAACGCAATAAATCTTGTGTGTCGAAGGAAAAATAATAGCCTTGCATACGTTCACGCCTCAACAATAATTTTCTGTTCAATTCTTGCTCAATCATTGTCAATACGGGCTGCAAACATTCTTGCAAAAAGCCAATCATTGCGGCTTCTATTTGGTTGTAGTTGCTATCCGTTCCAAGCATACATGGATTCATATCGAAAAATCTAGCGATTTCAGCGACATTGAATTGGCGGGATTCCAATAATTGGCTGTTCTTCGGGTCTAAACTCACGCTTTGGAAATCGGCATCGTTGCCCAAAATGGCAATTCCACCTTCCCCCGTTGACATTGATGTTGACCAAGCCGTTCTAATCTCGTTTCTTTGCTTGTCATTCAATAAATTTTTGAATTTAAGAATACCGCTTATTCCCATTCCATTCTTGAAGAATTTACGGGCTGTTCTGTTGCTGTCTGCGGCCAATTCCAAGGTATCGCCAGCGGATTTAAGTATTGATTTCCCTTGTATTCCATCGTCCGATTCGCTGAAAAAATGCAATACTTCGTAACTCTGTTTAACTCCATACCCCTTTATATCGTATGAAACTTTATAATCCGCTTCGTTCCATTTGATAACCACGTAGGAAGGCTTGATATAGCGGATTTCCTTTACCTTCGTTCCGTCTCTCATAATCAAGCCATATCCGTTGCCCGTCAATAGCACATCTTGCATTATCTGCTTGAAAAACGTGTATCTCGTTTGCACTTCGTTTGGCTCGTTGTTCACAATCCAAATCAAATCATTGTCTATCGTATGCTTGCCATCTTCCGTCTTTTGGTACAAACTGATAGGCAATATTCCACAACTTCTGCTAATAAGGTTTACGGCTCTGTGTACGGGGCTGATTTTCATTGCGCTGCTTGTTATGTAACTCGTTGAAGGGCAATAAAACAAGCTGTCAGCGAAAATAGCACCATCGCCAAGGCTGCGTTCTTCCTTAACCTCTGATTTTCTGTTGAAAATACCCATTGTAATAGTCTTTTTCAGACTATCGCCATTATTATCCGACCAGCGTAGCATCGTTGTATTGCAACTCTGGATGGTCAAGGAAACCACCGTATGCCATTAACATTGCAATAACACCGTCAATTTTCCTTGCGTCTGCCATATCTTTCTTGAATGGCTTTGCGTTCCCATGCCAATCCACCTTCAGTTCAACGTTTTGGAAACAATATCTTGTGGCCTCGTTTGTGTCGATGACTATTTGGCCATCGAATAGCATACGTTCAAACTCTTTTAGCGGTCTGTTGAAACTTCCAAGGGCTTGACTAAAAGGGCAACAATTGAAGCCCTCGTTGGTGCATGAAATAATAAATTGGGTGCTGTTATATGAATCGTATGCAATTAAAATTATGGGGCAAACATCGTTGATTTTAATTAAATCTTCCAATATTTTATCGTAATCCGTAACGTTTCCGTCAATAACCTTCAAATCCCCAACGCTTTGCCAATAGGCGTACTTTGCTTTGTTCTGTTTGGTCTTTAGTGCCTCGGAAGGCAAATAATAAAGCGTCTTGAAATAGAATTTACCGCCACGGGAAAACATTAAACTAACCGCTGTCAAGTCACTAACCGCTGCAAGGTCAATGCCAATATAGCAATAATCACCCCTAAATTGCTCAACATCAATATGTTTCATTGAATTTACAATAATATCATCGGAAATCCATGTAAATTCGGAATCACACCAAATATCAAGTAATTTTGTTTTTACTGCAACCTCTGTCAACGGCTCGTTTTTTGCCTTTTCAATTTCACTTCTTATGAAATCGGGGCTATTGGTATAACCCAACGAAGGATTTGCCTTGTACCATGCTTTTTCGTCTTTCCAATCGTCTGTTTCGTCAATTGAAAAGATTATGGCGAAAAAGGCATCATCTTCCATTTGGCCATCCAAAACGTTTTGTGCGTATATATGTAGTTTGTAAAACGGGAAATCCTTTTGAAAACCAGCCGTGGATATGTTTAGAAGCAACGGGGAAACCCTTG